GAAACCTCGAGTTCCAGAATATCTGGGTGAGTGCATGGTGAAGATCGCCAACCACCTAGCATACAAATCTAATTTTGTAAACTATACCTTCCGCGACGAGATGATTCTCGACGGTATCGAAAATTGTATTACATACATTGATAACTTCGATCCAGAGAAATCAAAGAATCCCTTTGCATATTTTACACAGATTACTTACTACGCATTTATCCGCCGCATTCAAAAAGAGAAGAAGCAGATGGATACGAAGAAGAAGTATATCGGAAGTTTAGATATGCAAGAGTTGATGTCAGCTGATGCTGATGGTCATGACGGCAATGCAGAATATCTAGAATATATTCGCAAAGCTGTTGATGAGGCTGCAACACTAGAAGAAAAGCATGCTGAACAAAAAGCAAATGTTAAGAAGCGTCGCCCAAAATATCTTGATGATAAAGAAGCATTAGCTATGGCTAAAGAAAAAATTGATGCATTAAAGGATCACTAATGGCGACTCGCGAACAGGCGATGGTTAATACTGTTTCGGGGTTTAGCAAGAAAGTAAATAAAAAACTTACTGATGTTGATGTCGAATATGCAACCAGAAAAACAAAACTTGCGCTCGTCATTTTTCCGATGTGGTCGGTTTACTTCCCTCCCTACAACTTAGCCAGACTCGCTGGAATTACCAAAAACGCAGGATATGAGACTGAGATCTTCGATGTCAATATCGAAGCATATAATTTTTCACAACAATCTGACATGCCATATAATTTGTGGACATCAGGTGGATGGCAGTGGTTTGGTGGCGGTTTTTATGAAAAAATTCTTCCCTATTTAAAAGATTTCTTTGAAAGCAAAATTGAACAGATTGTCAGCTATAACCCTGATGTTATTGGATTGACAGAATATTCTTATAGCGAAGAATGCAATCAATATTTTGCTAAAAGATTAAAAGAGAGACTACCAGATGTTATATTCATGGTCGGTGGTCCAAACTTACAGCAAGTAAAAGATGATTATTCTGGGAAACTGATATATGATTATATCGTCTCTGGAGAGGGCGAGAATGCAATTCAAGCTGTGATGAATAAAATTGAGGCTGGTATAATACCAAAATCAAAACCAGAAATCATTGAGCAACATGCTAATGAAAGATTAAACATCAGCAATTTTCCTTTACCAGACTATTGCAATCTCGACTTTAATCTTTATTCAGTCCCTAATGGTGCTTCCTCTGAATTCAGTAGAGGTTGTGTTGCTAAATGCACCTTCTGTTCCGAGACTCATTTTCATAAGTATCGTCAACGCGAGTCAACTGATGCCTTGAGTGAAGTGATTCATTTCAATGAGACTCGTGGAACTCAAATATTTTATTTTTTAGATAGCCTTGTTAATGGTAACTTAAAAGCATTGAAAGAATTTTCACAGGGGATCACTGAAAGTGGAAGGGAAATAAAATGGCTGGGATATGCAAGACATGATGGGAGAATGGACTTAGATTATTTGAAGACAATTGCAGATGGTGGTTGTTTAGCATTAAATTTTGGTTGTGAGTCAGCAAGTCAATCTGTTCTTGATAATATGGATAAGAAAGTAACCGTTGAAGAGATGGAACAAAACTTCGATGACATCACGAAGGTCGGGATCCATGCTATGACAAATTTTCTTTTTGGCTTTCCAAACGAGACAAAAAATGATTTCTACCAGACATTGCAATTTATCTGGAGAGTCAGAGAAAAAAATCTAAATTCTTTAAGTCTTGGGCATGGTTTTATGCCGAATGTTGATACTATTATTGGCCAAAATCCCGAGAAACATAATTTATCAAATAATACTTATCATGACCATTGGATATCTTGTGACCATAAGGTGGCTGGACCACATGTTCTTTCTAGGGTTAAATCTGCTTTTTTATTCACTGATTTATTAGAAACGGTTGTCATTAATCCAATTTATTCCCCAGAAAATAACTCAAAGGGTGTAGCAGTTGATATTCGAGACGATCAGAACTTCGGATATTATTCCTTGACTTTTCACGACGAATCAGTTATAAAAGAAATTGAACGTGAGGACTTTGATTTTGACATCATAAAATATGATGGTAATATTTTTGCTGAATCATTGCTAAATGAAATGTTTCCGCTCTTCAGACTATTGTGGAGAACAAGAGGCGGGTTTGATATTAAATTCAAGTTCTCGCCTGAGATAGATTGGGAGCATTTTGGCATTGAGGGGTTTATCTCTTTTGGTGATTGTCCATATAATGCAGAATTAAACTTCTCAATCAATGATGATGGTAACTGGAATCTCGATATAGAAGCAAATATGATACAAGGTCATATGCCATTTAGGTTTGTTGATTTTACCAGTTCAAAAGGTAGAGTAGTTGACAGAGCGAAACGTCTAGCTAAGAACAAATATGGTCTGGGGCAAAGAACACCAGAAGAAATTCTTGAAGCTGAAATGGAAACAGATGATACGAATGATACAATCGATTATTCTTTCGAATACTCTGATACAATAACAGGTAAGTGGTAATGTATAAATTTGATTATGAAGATCCTAAAAAATATCAGGTTATGATTGATATTGAGACACTAAGCAATCATGGCAATGCCGCGATTTTATCAATTGGTGCTGTAAAATTTAATATTGAAAACGGTGTCATCGACACATATTATCAAAACATCGACGCCTCGACCGCAAAGAAATTCAATCGGCATATTGACAAGGGAACGATAGATTGGTGGTCAAAAAAAGACCCAGCAGCATTAAAATCTCTCATGGTTGATGTTGGACAGTTTGACAAAGTTATTCCTGACTTCGTGAAATGGTATGGCGTATCAACGCCAACGTGGGGTAACAGCGCACAGTTTGATTTGGGTATCATCGAGTCAGCCTGTCACGAACTAAATATTCCTGTTCCTTGGAAATACTGGCATTGTTATTGTTATAAGACAGTCACACACTTATTTGGTGTGAACAATGCACATATTCGCCAAGTAGAAAATGAGCAAGGTGGTCAATGGCATAATGCACTTGATGATGCTATCAGTCAAACAAATACTTTAGTGAAAATTTTAAGAGGAACAAAATAATGCCATATCCATACACAAATCTTTTGCGTAATATTACTGACATCCGTCCGATTCCTGCTGTTGATGGGTTGATCATCGAGAGTAAGGATATGCGTGGCAAAGCAGTATCAATTAATGTGCTTGACTTTAATGGCACAGACCTCTATAATCTAATTAATGAGGTTTACAACTTAGGTAAATCTGATGCACAACGAGAGATAAAGAGGAGCCTCGGACTATGAATATTTTTTACCTTGACGAGAATTTTGAAACTGCCGCCCAGATGCACCTTGACAAGCATGTTGTCAAGATGATTATCGAGTATGCTCAACTTATGTCGACTGCTCACCGTATGCTTGATGGTGAAGTCTATATTGATGATTCTTCAGGTCGTAAGATGAAGCGGTGGCGTCATCCTAATGATAATATGGATGGTGTTCTATATAAAGCATCACATATTAATCACCCTTCAGCTATCTGGGCACGTTCTACGTTTACTAACTACATGTGGTTGTATTCGTTGTGGGAAGAACTCTGTAAGGAATACACCCACCGCTATGGTAAAGTGCACCTGACTCAGCAAAAACTTGAAGGCATTTTGAACATGCCGCCTCATAATATCAAAGATGGTCCATTGACTAAGATGCCCCAAGCTATGCCTGATGATGTTAAACTGCCAGACTCTATTGATGCGTATCGTAATTACTATCGCACTTACAAAATGGATATGGCTCGCTATACCAAACGTAATCGCCCTGAATTTATGGTTGCCTAATGAAAATTGCACTTGTTACTGACACGCACTTCGGTGCGAGGTCAGACTCAATCCCATTCGACAGTTTCTTTGAACGATTCTATACAGAGAAATTCTTCCCCGAACTAGAAAAACGACAGATTAAAACAATCATCCATCTTGGTGATATCTTCGATCGTCGTAAGTTTATCAATTTCAATACCTATAAGAAGTGTCGCAAGTATTTCTTTGACCGCACCAAAGAACTTGATATTGATATGCATATGATTCCAGGGAATCACGATACATACTTCAAGAACACCAACGAGGTAAATTCACCTGAGTTGTTGCTGATGGATTATGATAATATTACAATCTATCCCGAAGTTACCAAACTGACCTTTGGAAAAAAGAATATCCTATTCACACCTTGGATCTGCTCTGATAACTATCAACAGACTATGGAGGCAATCGATGAAACAGATGCTACAGTATGTTTCGGACACTATGAACTTGCTGGGTTCCAGATGTATAAAGGTCATGCAAACGATCACGGCATGGATCCAAAGATATTTAATAAATTCGATCTTGTCTGCTCTGGTCATTTTCATCACCGCAGCACTAATGGCAATATTACTTATCTTGGCAACCCTTATGAAATTACTTGGAGCGATTATGACGACCCTAGAGGCTTTCATATATATGATACGGAGACTGATGAACTTGAATTCATCCAGAATCCATTTAACATCTTTCATAAATTCTATTACAACGACGCAGACGATGCTTCTCGAGCAAGCCTCGACGCTATTGATTTTACTCGTATTAAGGGTGGATCTGTAAAGGTTGTTGTTGTTAACAAGTCTGACTTTCATAGGTTCGACGCCTTCATAGATAGACTTGAAAGTTGTGATTTAATCGAACTAAAAATCATTGAAGATTTTTCTGAGTTTGAGGATGATGCTATCGATGCAGATAACTTAGACCTTGAAGATACAATCACATTACTCGATGATTATATTGACAACATCCAAACAGATCTTGATAGAGACAAACTGAAGAATGTTATGAAAACTTTGTATGTAGAAGCAAGAAACTTGGCATGACCGAACAACACTTGAACGTGTTTAGTGAGTCAGAAGTTGACTTACTGCTTGACATATATGATAAAAGAGATTATACTATCGACCAAGAGATGAAAATCTTTGCTGTCGGTGATAGTGAAGTCATACGTCTCTTGGTAGAAGAAAGATTAGATCCATTAATCGATGAGAGGTTTGAGACTAACTGGGAATCTTCACATTTTTATTCTCATGAACATTCTTATTTTTTACACACCGACTTCAACCCTTCGTGGGGAGAAGGTTTAAATGTTGTAATACCACTTCAAAATGATTCTCCAAGTAGCTTGTTAGTTTTTGACCAGAGGTGGAGACAGTGGTCAGTTACTTGGTTTTTTGATTATCCTCTCATATACATCCCAACAAACCCTGCAATCAAAGGTGCACCCCACGAATACCCAATAGAAAATAAAACTGATCAGCCTATCGATAATGATTTTTATGAGAAATATTTGAAAGGTGTTTGGGGTTGTAAAGAAGATTATCACAGCCTCTCTGGTAAAGCATATGAGCATGTATCTGGATCAGCAATAGTATTCGACTCGTCAAATATACACGGAACATCTAAGATGTCTGGCAGTAAGACTGGTCTTGTTATAAGGTATAAATTAAAAAATGATTTACTTTGAAAAACTTCGCTGGAAAAATTTTCTTTCCACAGGTAACTCTTTCTCTGAGGTTGACTTTACTCGCTCACCCAGCACACTTATCGTTGGTGACAATGGTGCAGGTAAGTCGACATTCCTAGATGCATTGTGCTTTGGTCTGTTCAATAAACCATTTCGTAACATTAACAAACCTCAACTCGTGAACTCAATAAACGGGAAGAGCCTCGAGGTAGAGGTTGAGTTTCGTTCTGGTAAGCACAAGTATTTAGTGAGACGTGGTGTTAAGCCAAACTTCTTTGAAATCCATCGCAACGACGAGATGATTGATCAGGATGCTGCCCTGAGAGATACACAAAAGTATCTAGAAGAATCTATCCTGAACCTGAATTACAAATCATTCACTCAGATTGTTATCCTCGGTAGTGCGTCCTTCACACCTTTTATGCAGCTTCCTGCTCATATTCGTCGCGAAGTTATTGAAGACATCCTAGACATTCAAATCTTTACGACTATGAATGGGTTGTTGAAAGAGCAGCTTACAGGTCTACAAGGTGAGATCCGAGATATCGAAGCTGATGTCGAAGTATCAAAACAAAAGGCAGAAATTCAAAAACAATATATAGATACGTTGGAATCTAATAAAGCCGAAAAAATCACTGAGATCGAGGGAAAAATTGATGAGTTGGACACAGCGATTACGGAACTCCAAGCAACAGCAGCAGGCAAGTCAGAACAGGCGCAGAGTCTTGGTGACCCCGAAACAAAGCGGAGAAAACTCGAAAAATTCAAAGACAAGTTCCAGTCTCAGGTAAACAAACTTAACAAAGAACTCGAGTTTTATGAAGAACATGATGATTGTCCAACCTGTAAGCAAGGTATTCCACACGAGCATAAAGAAACAATCCAACAGCAACGGCAAGAAAAAATCAAAGAAATCAACGAGGCTTCTTCAGAACTTGATTCAGAGTTCTCAGAACTGGATCGCTTGATAGTAGAATATACAGGACTACAGAATGACATTATTGAAACGAATAATGAAATCAACTCTAATCAAAGATATCTTCAACGCTTACATGCAGAGTTGGGCGACACTCGAAAACGCACCGCTGATATCGAAACCGAGCAAGAAAAACTCGTCACGCTCGCAAAAGAAGTAACTTCTAAAAATAAGATACGGTCTAATAAGAATCAAGAGATGCATTATATGACTGCAGCATCTTCTCTTCTTAAAGACTCTGGTATTAAAACTCGTATTATTAAGCAGTATCTTCCAGCTATCAATTCTCTAGCGAATAAATACTTAGCAGCCATGGACTTCTTTGTCAACTTCAACCTTGATGAGAAGTTCAACGAGACAATTAAATCTCGTGGGCGTGACAAGTTTTCCTATGCCTCATTTAGTGAGGGTGAGAAGCAGCGTATTGATTTGGCGTTACTATTCACTTGGAGAACTATCGCGAAGATGAAAAATAGTGCAGCAACAAACCTTCTCATACTCGACGAGGTGTTTGACAGTTCGCTAGATAATAATGGAACTGACTATGTTATGACTTTATTAAACACAATTGGTGAAGATACCAATGTATTTGTTATTAGTCATAAAGGCGACCAGCTATTCGATAAATTTAGATCAGTAATAAAATTTGAGAAAAAACAAAACTACTCGGTGATGGCATAATGGAACTACTAGAATTTAGTGACGAACTCTTAAAGCGTGAGCCGCAAGAGTTAGACTTTGAAAAAGATAATGCGAAAGAGTTTTGTGATAAACTTTTTGAGCGTATGAAAGAACTTGGTGGTATCGGTTTGTCCGCAAACCAAGTTGGGTTTGATAAGAAAGTTTTTGTATTCGGTAGCGACGATTCAATGACTAGGTATATCATCAACCCAATAATCATTGCTATCGGTGAAGAGACTGTAGCGATGAAAGAGGGTTGTTTATCACTTCCTGGAGTTTTCTTAATGGTTCGCCGCCCGACAGATGTCACACTTAGATATTATGACACAGATGGTAATGAGGTTGTTGAGAACTTTAAAGAGTTGGCGGCTCGCGTCGTCTTACATGAGTATGACCATATGATTGGACAAAACTTTACACAGCGTGTGTCAAAACTGAAACTAGACCGAGCCATCAAAGCGATGAAAAAGAAGGTCACTAAGAAAGTTCGGTCTGACGTGCGCAAACAACTGGAGGCAAATAATGTCTGACGATTTCGATTTTGGTTTCACTATGAT